AGTAGGCAGGCAATTAAACTATAAATACGGAATTGTAGGCAAAGTGTTCATTACGCTGAACCCTAAAAAGAATTGGGTTCATCAATACTTTTGGAAGCCATTTAAAGACAAAACCCTGCCTGTTACCGTCAAGTTCCTACAAGCTCTTGTTACTGATAACCCTTTTATCGATAGCGGGTACATTGACAAGCTGAGAGCTATTAAAGACCGCATTCGTAAAGAGCGGCTACTAAACGGAAACTTTGATTATGATGATGACGAAAATGCACTCATGTCGTATGATGCAATCGAAAACCTGTTTACCAACTCACATGCTGAACGAGGCAAAAGGTATCTTACTATTGACGTTGCCCGGTTTGGTAAAGACGAAAGCAGAATTTATGAATGGGATGGATGGCTGGTAATTAGGCGGCATGTGTTGAAAAAGAAGCGAACAACAGAAGTAGCGGCCTATGCTAAACAAATAACAGAAGCGCATAAAATACCCATGAGCCAAGTGATAGCGGATGAAGACGGCGTTGGTGGTGGTGTGGTTGATATACTCAAGTGCAAAGGGTTTGTAAACGGAAGTAAAGCCCTTCCAAATCCAAACAACAAGGACCCGAAAAACAAAGAAAGTGAGAACTATGAGAACCTTGCAACACAGTGCAGTTACATGGCTGCTACCTGCGTTAATGAAGGAACAATAGGCTTTGCCCCTGAATTAGCTTTGGACACTGACTTTGTAGAACGGTTTACAGAGGAAGCGGAACAGGTAAAAAAGCGAGACCAGGATAGCGATGGCAAACTGAAGGTTATCAAAAAAGAAGATATAAAAGAATTGATTGGACGATCACCCGATGATTGGGACACGTTTAAAATGCGCCAGTGGTTTGAATTGAAGCCGGTAAAAACATTTGCAGCCGCCACCTACTAAAAGAAATCCCTGCCTAAGAATAGGTAGGGATTGCAACCAAAATCTAACTGCTTATGAACTATGAAGATACCAAAATATGAAGCAACGTTGCAAAATTGTTTAACTTGCTGATAAATCCACCTCCTAATGGGACTTTTCGGCGAGAGTAAGAAAATAAAAAAGCTACAAGCCCAGGTAGCCAATTTACAGGCAGTCAACAACACATCACTTTTCACCAACAGTTTACCCGTTTACCCGCAGTGGGATATTAAGAACGTAACAAGTCGCTACTGCGATACGGATGATGTGTATTCAATCATCAACCGAATAACCAAAGCCTCAGCCGGTATACCCATGTATGCCTACTTTGAAAAGGACCCATCCACGGCCAAACAACTCAAAACATTCTCGCCTCATGGTAAGCCTTATCATCAAAAGCAATTAGCTACAAAAGCACTGGAGGACTTACCGGAAACAGATCCCGTTTATGATTTACTAGAAAACCCATCCCCTACGCTGAGCAAATTTGAGTGGTTGGAAATGTGCCATTCATTACTGAACCTCCACGGCGAATGTATTATTTGGAAAGAAAGAGGGGACGTAAGAAGCAAACCGATTTACCTGCATCCATTATTCCCGCAATTCGTTGTATTGAAAGTAACCCGGTCGTTTCCAAACACGATTATTGGTTATGATTACATAGTTGACGGTGTAAGGGTAATGGAGAGCATACCACCGGAGGACATCATTCACATTCGGTATTTTAACCCGAACTATTCTATCAACGGCACGGAATTGAGGGGCTTGTCTCCTATCAGGATATTAGCTGACCGATTAACCAGGATGGACAATGCCTTTGATGCTTCCGTGTCTCAATTGCAGAATGGCGGTGTAAGTACGATAGTGTACATGGAAGACCTTGTAGATGAAAGTGCTACAACCATTATTAACAATCATAAATACAATTTTTACAAATTCTTTACCAACAAGCAAAATACGGGCTCCGTATATTGGGCAGGTGGAAAGATGCAGGCTATACCATTGGGGTTGAAGTTATCGGATATGGAAGTAGCTGCACTGGATAAGATAGATTTTAAGAAGCTGTGCAATGCATATTCCATTAGTGACAGGCTATTTAATAATGATGCAACGGGTAGTGAAGTAAGCGATGATAACGCACGTAAGGCACTGTATACCGATGCATGTTTGCCTAATGTATTCAGGTTTGCGGCTGCACTACAGAACGGGCTAAAGGATGATTTTAACGATAAGAAGCGGGTTATTTATGCCGACATAAGCGGTATTCCCGAGCTCCAGGATAACATGAAAGATTTGGCTGCATGGCTTGCCGTTGCGTACTGGATAGACCCGAACGAAAAAAGGGAAATGATGAAGTTTGACCGATCAACAAATCCTACCTTTAACGAATACCTTGTACCTACAGGATTGCAGTTGTTAAGTGACCTTACTTCTGTGGATGATTTGCCTAATGTAGCTAATGATTATAACCTAAATACTGACTGATGACAGATACACAGATTTGCCACACAATAGTATTGCTGAAGCTATTTAGTGAAGTGGCAGAGCTTGAAAAGTTTATTGAGCACAAGTTGAATGTAAGTAATGAAGTAGGATACTTGGCAACAAGTAAACACATTTGCGAACCAATTAAACTCAAAGGCGTATTACCCGCATGACCACAGCCGAAGCAATAGACCAAATTCCAGAAATAGTGGCAAGGTATATACCACTAACGCCACCCGATTACAAGTGTGCGGAAAAGCGCCGTATTTGGGTAGAGAATGCACGGTGGCGTCGGCAACAATTAGCACTACGGATAAAGGACTTAATCATCATGCACAAGCCACAGGGGTTGAGTGTGAGTATTGATTTGGATGAGATATTAAAACAGGCGAAATAATCTGCTATGAATTACAAGGAAGAAGGATATACCATTATAGCAACTTCAGACAATGATGCTGAAATATTGGAAAGAATTGCAAATGGCGAAGATCCTGAAACAGCTTGCAAGGATTTAAATGTAAAGATTGAGATAGTGCCAGTCCAATCTTTACATATTAGCGAATAAACCAGTGACCCAATCCGAAAAAGATAACATCCAATATACCTTTCACCGCTTCCAACAAGCGAGAGAAAAGTTTTACGTTCCTAAATTCTTCGCCGCACTTCAAAAGCAAACGAAAGAGGCCATTGCACAGATCAAACAAGGCAACCACCCGGTAATTAGTTCTCAGCCTATCATTGAAGTAATCAAACCGCTTTACATTGACTGTGCAACTGTGTACGGGCATAAGATACAGGTAATGCTAAAGCGGGATCAAAAGGCACGTATGCCAATGGGTTTCAGCGATAGAATGTACTGGTTAATCGTTCAGTATTACGGTATTGACTTCCTAAATACCAGCGAAGGAATTACACAAACCACCCGAGAATATGTTGCACAGGTTTTAACGGATAGTTACCGCCGTGGCTTAGGTATCGATGACATTGTAAAGCTGCTGGAAAATACCGAAATCAACCGCAATCGAGCAAGAGTAATAGCACGTACTGAAACAGTTGCAGCGGCTAATAATGGCGGCTTATTTGTTGCAAGAGATACCGGAATAGAGTTAAATAAAATATGGGTAGCTGCAAGGGATAACCGTACACGAAAAGACCATGTATTAGCCGATAATAAAAAGGTGGGGCTTGATGAATTATTTACCGTTGGCGGTTATAAAATGATGGTTCCTGGCGACAGGGGCGGCAAGGACGGACGGCAAGTTGTAGCACCGAAAGAGTACGTGAACTGCAGATGTACTACCGTGTACGAAAAGGCGTAGTTGTAAGTGCTATACTATACCTTTTGTTTCGTAGTATGAAATAGCCTCATCCATTTTTGCAAGTGCTTTCTTTATAGCCATACCGATATGAACAGGATCGGCGTCCCGGAGAAACTCTAAACTAAATTTAATCTGAGACTTAAACCATTGTGGCGGCAGTGGCTTCCTTTCAACAAATGGCATCATACTCTTTGGTTGTATTTGCCCAAAGTCAAACATTTTGACAATGCAATCAAACCTTACTTCCATCATCCGCATTTTAGCTATTTCTAGTTCATTAGGGTCTGTAACGGGGCTTACGTTTGCTTCCATGGTTTAAATTTTGGCCGTTTAAAAATACACCTAAAGGGTTAATAAAGGCGTAACCTCTACGCTAATTGTTTTTTCATCCTATCTGAATAGTGAGTGGTTAGTATACGCTTGATTAAATAGTGTATGGACCTGTCTTCTTTTACAGCGTCCTCCCGTAGATGTGGGGCTATCTCTGAAATGTCAACCGGATAAACGTATTTGTCACTTTTTTTCTTAGTCTTTAGTGGGTTTGCCATTGGTGTAAGAAGTTATATAAAGGTATAATCTTTTCGGTACAAAATGTAACAACGTTGCAAAAAAAGTAGTTTTACAGTGACCGTTTTTAAAATCCGATCTCCTTTATCAATAACAAATACGTGGAAACTAAGTCAATCAACTTTGAGCTAAAAGACCTAGATACTTCCAAGCGTACAGCCGTTATAGCCCACGCCGTTTACAATAACATAGATCGTGTAGATGACATTTCCTGCAAAGGCATGTTTGACAAAACATGGAAGGGGAATAAAAACATAGACTTTTTATTCAACCAAAACCCGAACCAAGTACCAGGAACTGTTACAGGAAAA